CCTAATAGTAATTTTTTCATTTTTTTAATTGTTTTATTTTATTGCTTTACCGACCTTTACTAGCTACTCATCTCTACCCCTAAAGCGAACATAAAGGCGACTGCCTCTCTATCGCTTGATATAAAGTCCCCACGATATTTAGAAAACTCCCCCACGAAACCACCATTTTTAACTATAAACTTGTTAAAAGCATTTAAAGCTTCAGTATAACCTGCTACCTTATCCCTATTGTTATAAAGAAAATCATATTCTCGGTTAAACTGCTTATTAAATCTTTTTATGTTGATATCTATTTTCATATTTATTTTTTTTATTTTTTTATTTTATTATTTTAATAATCCAACCTTTATTTAATCTCTTATATCTACCCGTTAGCCGTTGCTTGTATATATTATTATTGTATATCTTTTCTAGCTTATAGCGAGAAAGACTTTAAAACTATAACGAGCTAATGAGTAGATATAAAAGATTAAACTATCTTAATATTATCAAGGTTATTTATTTTTGTCAAGTATCTATCAATATAACTAACAATCTCATATTATTATAATAAGATCGTTTTGTCAAGTAGAGTTATCAACAGGCACGGCAAAAAGAAAATAATTTTAAAATAACAAGATATAACTAGAAAACACCACCACCAATAAAAACGCAAAAGGTATTATGACACCAATAGAGATATTAAAAGCCCTTAGGAAGTATTTAAATGGTTCAAAAAAAAGCAAAAAGACTTATAACTATATATAATCAGTATAATCCCTATTTAAAAGCACCCATAAAAAAAGCACAGAAGCTTATAACATAGATAGAGAGAACACTATATAATAGTTATAGAATACTTAACAAGAGTTTTATAAAATACTTCATAAAAGCTTTACATAGGCTTACCCCCTCAACATCACCCCTTCACCCTTCAACATCAATTCTTTTTCAACCATTATCAGGTTATCATAAACAACCACCATATAGAAAAGCATTTAGATAAACAAGAATAGAACATATATGAATAGACGGGGGGGAGAGTGGGGCAAGTTTAGAACGAGAAGGGATGATATATATAGATAGCCCCCTCACACTCAATAACCCCTCACACACTATTGACGTATAATCAATATACACTATTGACGTATGGTCAATATATGCTATAATGTCATCAAAGGAGGGATACTATGAAAGCAGCCATGGAAAAGGCTACCAAAAGACTACGATGATGTTCAGTCATTCTTAGATGCTAGGGACAAAATCATCAAAGAACAGGTTGTCAAACTTGGCTACGATGAAAGCCACCCTGAACATCAGCTCTGGGTCAAGTACTTCTGCAAAGCTGTCCTTCTTTAAAGGGTTCTTCGGAACCCTCTTTTCTTGACGTCTTTGACGTTATATGCTACAATAGACCAATGAAAGCTACGGAACAGAAAGTTAAAAACATATTCAACGAATACATGGAACAAGTATCAGCTGGTAAGAACCCCAGCTTACTTGCAATTCAAAAGAAACATGGCTATAGCGAATCTTCAGCCAAGAGTTATATGGTCACCAAAACTAAAACATGGGAATGATGAAGACGCTTTACTGCGTTTAAATCACATCATGATGAATGGTAAGGATAGTGATTCATTAAAAGCTATCCAAGAGATGTTTAAGCTTAAAGGACGATATCCAAAACTAGGCGGAGGCATAGATAAGGAAATCGTTGAATTATATGAAAATTAAAGAATATTTCCCTCGACCTAAAGAGAGAACTACTCTTTTAATTACAGGGGGGGCAGGTTTCGTTGGAAGCCATGTAGTAGAAGGAGTCCTTAAGTCTACCGACTGGGATATTATTGTATTAGATAGGCTAGACCTATCTTGTATTAGATAGGCTAGACCTATCGGGTAACCTACATCGTTTATTAGATATAGATATTTGGGAAACA